TTAAATCGTTTGCTCCGCTAACCCATTTTCCAACAATATTGTCTTGGAAATTTTCTTTAACATCTTGGTCATTCCAAAGGTCAACTTCATCTAAATCAATTCCACCAAGACCAAGAATACCAGCCTGAACAGATGGCACAATTGGAATCATTTGTGCTTTAGTTAAAGATACACCAAGAGATACTTTCTTAGTTCTTTCGTAAGCATCAACTATATCTTGTGGTTGAAAACCTTTGCGAAACTTATCTAATTCATATAGTGGGCTATTTGGGTCAGCCAATAAAAATGCAGTAGATATAGGACGTGCAACAATTGGACTAAAAACATATTGTTCTGCAGCATTTGCTACATTCATAATTGGGTCAACTGGTTTAGCAATTGATTGGTCAGCAGAAAGAATTCCTGCATCCTTCATTGATTGCTTTATACCAGATTCGGCAGCAAGATTTGCAGCAGCAGAAAGTTCTGGTCTAGTCTTAGCAACTGAACCTGCACCAAAAGAAGCACCAGCAGTAAGGATGGGAGATAAAAGGCTACCAGTAATAGCGCCTAAACCTTTTCCTACTGACTTAGTTGTTTCTAAAAAGTCATTCCATAAAGACATTATTACACCGTCCCAGGTTTAAATGTAGATGGAGAGCCACCTTGAACTTCATCTTCAGTTATAGCCATTATGAATCTATCTCTATCAGTTGTAGATTCCCAAGGCACCATTGAGAGTAGCAACGCTACCCCTAGGTTGTCGTAACCTAAAGAGTTTCCAAACTTATCAAAATGGTCAAAGAAAGAATTTTCTAGCCATTTCACAATATCTGTGCTTTCACAAAGTTAACAAGTCTTTTATATGAGTCAGGTGCACCTGGTAATCTGGCTGCCTGTAATAAATCTGGTAAATACTTTTTAACTATTTCAATATCTTGTGTTTCAGCAAGCGGAGTTGTAAGTCTTGTAGGAAGTGCTTCTTCACCTCTACCACGACCAGTAGGTACACCATCAGAAATAGGTAAATCACCCTCATATTCAGCATCTAGTGGGGTAAAACTTCCCATTATTGCGTCTAATGGATTACCAGCAGGAACTGGTGTAGCAGATGCTGGTGCTGGTGTTGGGGCTTTTGCCAATTTCGCACCTTCCTTCTGTTCTTTAATTTGTTTGTTTACTCCATATGGGAAACCTGAGTAGTTCTTACCAGATTGTCCGTCGCCACCCATAGGATTAATATTTGCTGGGTTATTTTGAGGAGCAGTTGGACGGTCACCGCCACGATTTTCTACAGGTTGTGTCATTGACATTGCATACTCCTACTTTGTAAATTGTGTTTTAACGTTTACAGTTCCACCACACCATATGTTGTACTGGATTGCTATGTTGATTGCTTTCTTAGCAGCACCTGCTGCTTTAGCGTGAGTTCTTCTTTCAGTATCAAGTGCAACTAGTGCGCCAAGAGCGACACCACCGCCTGAACCAATTCCATATAAACCTTTATCATCACGCATATATCCATAGTCATCACTAACTTGATATAACTTTCCATTAAAACAAACTAACGCATCCCAACCTGAATCATCATCATTCTTAGTCTTGGGTGCTGGGTCGTAACCAGCCTCATTTAATGCTTGTTTAATAGATGGCAAAACCCTAATCATCATAAATCTATCTGGGTCTTGCGATTTAATTACTTTAGGTGGCTGCCATAAGTTATTAAGAATATCTCCTGCTATAGCATCACCTGCTACTGCAATTAAATACTCTCCAACTTTAACTATCTTGTCGCAACCTTTGGCTACATAAGGTCTATCTGAATATGTAGTCATAGTATCTGCTGCTAAAACAGCCCAGCCTTTACCCTGAACACCAACAATTGCAGTCATAGTCCCCCACTTAATTATCTTCTTGCTATTGTTCTTACGCTTGCGTTTGCTTCACCGCCTGATGTTAGGCTTGAAAGAATACTCATAATGTCTGGTGCTGGTCCACCTTCTGTTACTTCTGGTGGAAGAGCGCCTCCTGTTAGGACGCCAGAGGGAGCAGGGGACGTTTGCTCAACCATAGAAGGGGCAGCCCCAACAGGAGGAACTTGTTCTGCAGGGGCAGGTTCTGGTGTAAATACTGCTTGAATTGCATCTTCAAGACTTACACCACGTTGACGCATCTTGATAACCTCTGCAATTTGCTTAACGATTGCAGATGTGTCCCCACCTTGCGTAGCCATTGCAGGAATTGCTTGTGTATATGCTGTTAAGGAACCAAGCAACGCTTGGCGCATATTCTCAATTTCAATCTTTTCTAGTTCTTGTGTTACGTTTACGCTAAATGGTAACTCACGCATAGCCAAATCTTTAGAGATTAAGCCACCACCTAGAGCCTGTAGCATAAAGATAAGTCCCTGTGCTGGGTTAAGACCAGCCAACATACCGTAACGAACATCAGCAGAGTAGTCACCCTTAATATCTTTTACTGGATTATATGTAATCTCATATGGTGAACCTGCATCAACGCCACGAATTGTCTTCTCTTCAGGGAATAACTTCTCATCAACCTGAAAACAAATCTGAATAACATCTCTTAAAGCACTTGCAAAGATTGCTTGTGCTGATTTAACCTGTGTATCAAAGGCACCCATAAGAGCCTGTACACCTTGACCAGTAACAATAGAGGCGTCAATGTTTCCAGTACGTCCTTCTGGATAACGAGCACCCACTCGCATTTCTTGATTAAGTAATGTTTGTTCTGTAAACGCACCTTGTGGCAGAGTAAGTTCAACACGACGTACACCTGCTGGGTTTTGTGTGCGGATAATCGCATCTCCACCAAGTTGTAACTCGTTAACATCTGCAGGTAGCACAATAGGAGCCTGTACAGATTTCTCTGCAGCCTCCATAGCAAGCAACGCAAAACGATTGCGAAGCAATTGGATACCTAGGATGTCGTCAAACTGTCCACGCATCTCACCATCAATAGATGGTTTACGTGCAACAATAACCATCATCTTACCTAGAGGATTCTTAGCCTCTGATAAAACTAGATTATCTTTAGTTGGTAGATAAATGATTGATTGGTCTTTGTCATAATAGCGAATCATTTCAATCTGAGAATTGAGGTCCTGCTCATAGCGAAGTTTGCCAAGCAGTTGGTACTCGTACTCAGGAAATAGCGAAACCAATTCGCCCAGAGTCATCATATATCTTTTAGCAAATGCAACACAGCGTCCATAGCGGTCAAACTCAGGGTAAGCACCTATTGGGTTTTCTAGGCGTATGCGAGGCAACTTTGCTTCTTCATCCAATTCAATAATGAATGGAAGAAAACCATATGTTAAATACCAGTCAGCACCAGAGTACATCTGGACTGATAGGTCAGAATGATTAAAGTAGTTAGAAGCAATACGGGTGCGGGTATCAGCAAACTTACGGGCACGGTCTTTAACAGCATTAGCAGCAGAACAGTTTACTGCTGGTAGTGGTGCCATAACTTCTGATAGGTCACGAGCAACAATGTCTATAAAGTTTGCTACTACGTTTGTATCTACACCATCTGGAAAGAAGTCAGGATAGACAGAAGAAATTTGCCCTTTGCGAACAGCAAGAACGTCTTGTGCACGAGAGTCTCTATCTGTAGCACGATAACGTAGAGAAGCAACTCTTGCTGAAACTTGCTCAATTGATAATGCCATCTATATCCTAACCGTAAGTTTCTTGCCATTGCTCTGCAATAGCGTCATCTAAATTAATACTGTAGCGTTGTTGACGTTGTTGTCTTGTAGCCCAGCGATTGTTTGTATATTGAGTTAACTTAGAACCTTTTTGCATTAACTCTCGAACCTTAATGACTGCAAACCATAAAGCCATTACACAGTCTGTAGCATTTCTAGTCTCAGGCTTCCAGGTTATTAGTTGTTGGACTAACGCCTTAAGACCTTCAGAACCTTCATTGCTTGGTATTTCAATTAAGTTGTTATCCTGGAATCTACCGTCTCTTGTAGTTCCAAATAAACTTGCCATAGACGCCACACCGAAAGATGTATCCCACTTGTTCTTACCAGTAAAGTGTGAGTTAAGTTGGCATCCGTGAGCAGCCAGCCAGTTTCTTAATTCATCATCTAAGGCGTAAGCCTTCTGGTGGGCGTTAATCTCAATACGTAGTTCTTGTGGTTTGTACTTTTGTACCCACTCTTCAATAAGTTCCCGAATCTTCATAGGTGTGGGTTCGGTCATATTGGCACAATCTAAAATATATATTCGTCCATCAGCACGATTGTAAGTTATCGCTACTGCTGCAGTTGCACCTGCCATAGCAGGGTCAAGACCAATGATGGTATAGCCCTCAACATTTTTTGGATGACCAGCAGCACCAGGCTTTAGTGGTCCTCGTTTTCGCATTCCGTTGACGCACCCTGCAATAGCACTTGGTGAGAAGATTGAGTCTTCTGTGACGTCTTCTTGTTGGTAGACCATAGCCCAGATACTCGGAGCAACTTCAGACCGCCTTGTAAATAACGCGGGTCCATCCCATTTGGGATATAGTCCTTCGGCATCAGGTTCATCATTTCCACCTTCAGGTCTATCTGTCTTTGCCCAAAGGGTTTTCCAATTAGCAGGTTTTTCGTCAAACTCTAAAACGGCTGGCATAGCACAATATGTAAATGGAGATTTGCCACCAGTCCAGTTTGAGCCATCTCGTATTTGTTTATATAAATCTACGGGAGCAACACGGGTTCCTACTATAAGTAATTTTCCGTGTCGTCCCAGACGTGTGATAACTTCCTTTTGAAGCCATTCAATTTGCTTTTCCCATTCGTGGGAGTTTGAGTTCATCACAACGTCGTCTAGGATAATTAGGTCAGCACGGGCACCGTAAATCTGTGAACCGAAACCTAACGCTTGAACCGTAGGGTCCTTTTCGCCAGAGTCTCTTCCAGCGCCTAGGTAAATCATATCTGCTGACCAGGTAGGTGAGTCAGCCTTATAACCGCCATTAGGTCCAAATGCCATTTGAAGTTTAATCCAAGATGGGTGGGACAAGCGGGTCTTTATTGCACTTAAAAATTTTCTAGCCATACCCTGAGTTTTAGAAACAATAATGATTCTAACATTCGGGTCAGTTGCTATTCGGTAGGTTACGTAGTTAATCGTAATCACAGTAGACTTAGCGTGTTCAGGAGGTACGTTTATAAGTACACGGTTCGCCGCTCCTGGTTCGTAAATCATAGCAGGGTGTATCCAACGCGGCTCACGACCTTCAATCAGGTCTATCCAGTTTAACTGGTGAGGAAAAAGTTTTGTATCTAAAAACTGTTCTGAGAATTCAGGGAAGGTAATATCCTTTAGGTTGGTCAGGTCAGCCTTGACACCTTTACCCGCAAGGCGGGCTTTGTCGGATTCCTCTTTAAACTCAGGTTGGTTCATCACCCATTGGCGAAAGGTTACTTCGTTTCTGCCAACAGCCTTCATAGCATCAGTTATGGTTGAGCCTTGGCTCAGCAGTTCCAGCACTTGCTTCTGGGCTGCGCCCTTTGGGATGTTTTGAACCCCAGGTTTTCTACCCATTACAATCCCCTTAAAAACATAGATTAAACGCCACCATTAAACGGGCAGACTTTCCCCATATATATTATTATATATATTATATATATACGTCGCGTAGCCCGCAGGAAGCGGAGCGACGCTCCTATAGATATATAAATATCTATACATATAAGATAACCTGTTCAAATCGTAAAACCGAACAACTTAAGACATAATATTTTATAATAGTCGCCCTTTGGCGACAAAAGTATTGATTTATACTACTTATGGGGCTATATAACAGAAATATTTAGGGTGAGTATACTTACATATAAGTAGCCGAATTTAATCAATGTACCCTCAAAAGTCCCTTCGGGACTATTTTCTGCCCTAACCTTTTCCGTCTTAAGACGTATCTACTTAATTAGATGTAATTAATATTATGTAAAGTTATATTTAAATCCAGATTTGAGCAAGGAATAAGATTTAATTCCAATTAGGAATGGAAGACTCTTTCCCCTCCCCTTTTTAGCGGGGGGTAGGAATAAAATCCAGATATGCCCGTCTCATATATTGAGAAGATTAATCTCATATTTCGGGGGGTAATTATGTGACGCAATTAACACGCCGATTGGTAGGAAATGTCGAAACTTTCCTTTTTTTCTGGTACTTTTGTCCTAGTGGGAAAAGCCCACTTAAGACAGAAAAGACAGGGGAAACAAAATGAACGTATCAATTCACAGACCAGAAAAAGTAAGCATTAAAGAGTTAAACGACACTACAATCGTTTTAACAATTACAGATAACCAAGGAAACGACGCTTACGTTTTCTTCAAAACTTATGAAGATTTTTTCAACTTTTCTAAAATTGTCCGCCAAGGTGGAACTTATGGAATCGAATACAATTTGAAAACAGGTGAAAAAACTCTATAATTGGCGAAACACCCCGCAAGGGGTGTCTAGGGGAAAAGCCCCTACTGATGAGCCTAGGCAAATCAAGAAAGACGGGAGAAACCAAATGAAGACCGCAACAAGAAAGACCGCAAAAGTTGAGGACATCTTTCAACTTAAGACCGAATCCTTAAGCCCTATTCAAAACGCATTGGAAAAGGCTCACGAGATTATTAAGAAAGAAACCGACGCGCCCCGCGCCACTATCACAATTTCCAGAAACACCAAGGGCAAAAAAGCACATTTTACGCACTATAAGCCTTGGAAATCTGGTGACGAATCTTTTAATGAAATAATGTTTAATGCCGATTTCTTCAAAAACGGGGCGGAGGGTGTACTTGCAACTTTATTGCACGAGGTAGCCCACTCTCTAAATTACAAAAATGGAATCTCAGATTGCACAAGCGAGCAATACCACAACAAGCAATTTGCAAAAGTTGCGGAGGAATTAGGTCTTAAGACCGAAAAGGTTAAGCGTTTCGGTTTTGCTTTAACTACCTTAACCGAGGCTGGATTAGTGCGCTGGAATGAGGCTTTAAACCTAATCGCAGAGGCTTTAAAGATAACCGCCATTCAAGAATCCGAGGCAGCCCCTAAGGGACGCAATAAGAATTTATTAGTGGCAAGTTGCGAGTGCGGGGAGAAAATCCGCTTAAGTCTTAAGACACTAGAAAAGTGCGCCCCTATCTGCCAAGATTGCGAGACCGAATTCAAGACCGAAGAAAAGTAGAAAGGAAAGCCCCCCGCCCGTAAGACGGCGACGGTTCAAGACCGACGGGGGGCACGAGTTAGGGACAAGCCCTAACCAAGAAAGACAGGAGAAAGAAAATGAAAATCACGTACACAATTTGGCAGGGTAGTCTTTTAAAAGGAACGCTAACCGCTAAAAATATGAAAGAAATCGTCGCCCTAATTGATGAACTTAACGAGGTTAATCCAAGATTAAAATTCGAGTACTTAGTGCACGAGATAGAAAACTAAATACAACTTAAGACAGAAAGAAAGAATGTGATTCAATTCACAGCCCTAAATAGTTAAAGGCTACGGTTATTCGAGATAACATTAGGGCACTAGGTAAGGGACAAGCCTTTACCTTTTAGCACAGGAGAAAAATAATGACAAAGAAAGACTATGAACTAATTGCAGACGTGTTAGTTAATGCGTGGTGGGGTAGTAATGACCAGAAACGCCATATAGTTTACGATTTAGCGGACGCCTTAGAAACTACTAACCCACGCTTTAATCGTGAACTATTCCTCAAGGCTTGCGAGGTAAAGTAATGTTAATTAAAATTGCAACAGATAACGACGCAAGCGGAAACCCTCGCAGAGGCTGGCTTAGGACGACAGCAAGCGGTCAGGTTCTGGGCTGGATAGAAGAAGGCTACCTCGGAAGAGGGGCTATCGAAGGCTACGACGACGGCGAGAGTCCCACAATCTACGTAAAAGTTAGAGAGTATAAACGCTTTAAAAGGTGGGGCGAAACTATTCAAGAAAACTTCAAGGAAGAGCAAGACGTACGACTTAAGGCGCAAGTCTTTAAGGTTAGCAAGTAATGAAACTTACAAAGCGAGGACGTAATCTAAGGGCGGTAATCTTGACCGCCCTATTATTGGTAATAATCTGGCAACTTAACGACGCCACTACCCCCGACCAATGCAAGGTGGAGTTCGAGAATCTTTCTCAGTTCTGCCTTGATTTACTTTACAAATAAATCCGACTTAAGACAGGAGAAATAAAATGCAAACAATGCAAGACTTAATTGAAGCAATTAAACCCATATTACCTAACGCCTTAGTCATAGATACGGACGACGGGATAATGATAGAAACCAATTTAGAACTGGG